CGCCGTGGAGGGTGACGGGTTCGCCGTCGATGGGTTCGTGGCCGCTCGCACGGTGAAGTCCCGGTTCCGGCGCGCCCGGAACGTCCAGGGTGACCGGGTGGACCGCGACCGGGTGGACTCCACGTTCTCCACGTTCGACGGTGCCCCGGTGGTCTACAACATGGACGGCCTCTGGCCGGTCTCCGCCGCTGACCCGGACGGTGCCGGTACTGGCGTTGCCACCACGGGCGTCCTCGCCATCGCCGCCGACTTCCGCCGCCAGTTCATCCTGGGCCTGCGGAAGGACGTGACCTACGAAGTGTTCCGGGAGGGTGTCGTCCAGGACCAGTCCGGCGCCATCGTCTACAACCTCATGCAGCAGGACATGGTGGCGCTCCGCGTCACGTTCCGCGCTGGCTGGCAGGTTGCGAACACCGTGAACTACGCGAACTCCGGGGCGGAGGACCAGCGCTACCCGGCGGCTGTTCTCCAGGCCGCCGCCGCGTAGTCCTCCCGTTCGGATGGGCCGTCTCCTGTTCCCCCAGGGGGCGGCCCATCCCCAGTTCCACCCCACCCGTTCCGCTGAACTGAAGGGCACGACCATGGCGAAGGCCAGCACCCCCACCCCGGACCCCATCGACCCCACGGAGCCGGAGACCCCCCCGGAGCCGGAGACGCCGCCGGAGGACACGGAGACCCCCCAGGAGGACGCCACTAGCACCCCGGCGGACGCCGACCCCACCCCCCTGTTCACGGAGACCGTGAAGGCCCAGGACAAGGGCTACATCGGGGAGAACGCCGCCGACCGCGCGAAGGCCGCGAAGGGCCAGGGCTGACCCGATGACTACCGCACCTGGCGCCCTGGACCCAGCCGTGGCCCTGGTGCGCCTGAAAAACATGACCGCCGCCACCGTGCGCCCTGTCCTGGACGCGGAGACCCTGACTGCCCTCCTGGCGTCGTTCGCCATCCAGGACAGGTGGGGCGCCCGCGTCCAGGACGAAGGCTGGGAGCCGACCTGGGACCTGAACGCCGCCGCCGCTGAAGGGTGGCGCTGGAAGGCCGCCGCCGTCGCCGCTGACTTCACGTTCTCCGCCGATGACGGGTCGTTCAGTAAGGGGGAGGTCATGGCGAAGTGCCTGGCGATGGCGGAGCAGTACGCCGCGAAGGGGTACGGCACCCTGGGCGCCCGGGACGACCGCGCGCACGCCGCCTACAACAGTCCCCGGCTGGTGCTCTAGTGGCCGGGTTCCAGGACGACCCCGTGGAGACCGCCCGGGTGGAGGCGTTCCTACTCTCCCAGCGCGTGCGCCGTTCCGCTGAACGGGCCAGGCTGAACGCCCTGTCCGGGTCCCGCATCGCCCGCCACGAACTGGCCCTGAAGTTCCGCGCCGTCGTGGCGAACCCCGACGACCGCCGGGAGACCCCCCGTGGCTGACCTCCTGACCCCAGAGGAACTGGCCTACATGCGGGAGACCCAGGCCGACGCCCGACCCACCCAGGCGGTCCTGCACCGCGCCATCGTGACCCGGACGCCCACCGGGGGCACCGCGCCCGGCTGGGGCGCCGGAGTGCCCGTGGACGTGCGCGTGGACGGCACCCCGGACGCCGTGCCCGCCGACCTGGCCGCACGCTGGACCGGGGGGACCCTGGTGCGCCTGTCCATCGACCTGGTGGAGGACATTCGCTCCGGGGACCAGGTGCGGATCAGCGGAACAGAGGTCTATCAGGTCGTGTCCGATGGGGACCCTGACAGGTGGGCCACCGCCCAGCGCATCTGGGCCACCCGCCTCACCTATCCCGCCAGGACCTGACCATGGCTGGGAAGGCCACCGTGGTCTGGAGGACGGACTTCAACCGCCTGCCCCAGATCGCCGCCGCCATGGCCGGGAAGGCTGACCTAATCGTGGCGAAGGTGGCCCTGGACCTCCAGGCCCAGGCCGTCACCCGCGCACCACGCAAGACCGGGAATCTGCGCGCCTCCATCCAGGCCACCCGCCTGGGCGTGGCCCACTGGCGCATCGTGGTGGGCGCGGAGTACGGCCTCTACGTGGAGATGGGCACCATCTCCAGTTCTGCCCAGCCGTACATGGCGCCATCCGTGGCCGCCGTCCGGGCTGGGTTCATCCAGGCGATGAAGGCGGTAGCGAAGTGAGCCGACACGGAGACGAACAGGCCCAGGTCATGGAGTGGGCCTGGGGGCTGACGAAGGATGACCAGGGCCTGGCTGACGCCCTGGGAGTGGCCGTGACTGACCTCCCGGGCCGGGTGTGGCCGTTCGTCGCTCCAGCGGGCACCCAGACCCCCTGGGTGGTGCTCTCCACCGGGGAGTCCCTGGACGTGACCGCCGTAGGACCGCACGACCGCCTGGCCGTCGCCGTTCCCCTGAACGCCCAGGTCATCACCCAGGGCGCCGACCCGTCCGCCGGGGCCGCCGCGAACCGGCGCCTCTACGCCCTACTCCACGGCACCCACAACGCCCCCGTCAGTGACGGAGGGACCATCCTCACGGGCACCCGCCTGGGGGGCCTGTCTTACCCAGAGGACGCGGGTGGGGTTCCGTACCATCACACCGGCGGCCTGTTCACCGTGTTCGTCAACTAGGGAGAACCCATCATGGCCCGTTCCACCGTCGCCCAGGTCGTCCAGATCGGGGTGGAGACCGCACCCGGAACCCTGACCCCGGCGGACAAGACGCTGGGTTCCCTGTCCATCGCCCTGTCGCCCTCCGTGGAGTCCCAGGCGTTCCGCCCGAAGGGCAACAAGTACGCCACCGTCGTGGCCGCGAACAAGGAATGGGCGGAGGGCAAACTGGAGGGCCAGCCGACCTATGACGAGATCGTCTACCCCCTGTCCGGGGTCCTCACCCAGGCCATCGTGACCCCCGTGGCCGCCGCCGTGGGCGCGTACTCCTGGGAGTTCTCCCCGGCCTCCGCCTCCGCCGACAACCCCGCCACGTTCACCCTGGAGCAGGGGGACGCCACCCTGGCGGAGCGCGCCACCCATCTCCTGTTCACGGACCTGGACGTGGAGTTCTCCCGGTCTGAGGTCAAGATCAGCGGAACAGCGCTGGCGAAGGCCCTGGAGCGCGCCATCGTCCTCACCCCCGGCGCGGAGCCGGTCGCCACGTCCCTGGTGCCCATCCTCCCCGGCCAGGTGTGCCTGTACGCCTCCGCCGTCCAGGCTGACCTGGGCCTGGAAGCCAGCCACATCGACACCGGCCTGTCCGTGAAGCCGTCCATCGGTGGCCGGTACAACCCGGTCTGGTTCCTGAACTGCCAGGAGGACTCGTTCACGACGTTCGTGGAGACGCCGGAGCCGGACTACGGGGTGGAACTGACCCTGGAGGCGGACGGCACCGGGGTGGCCTGGGCGGACCTGTTCCGCACGGGCGCCACCCGGTTCCTGCGGATCGAAGCGAAGGGGCCGGAGATTGTCCCCGGCACCCCCGCGTCCGCGTACCGCCTCACCTGGGACCTGGCCGTGAAGGTCCTGGAGCCGGGGGAGTATTCGGATGAGGACGGCCTGTACGCCATCGCCCCGAAACTCCAGGTCGTCCATGACGCCACCTGGGGCCGCGCGTCCCGCATCACCGTCGTGAACACCCTGGCCGCCCTCTAGCCACCGCACCACCCCCCGGGCCGACCTGGCCCGGGGGCACCGCACCACCCGGGGGGGAACCCGAACACCATGGCAATGACACTCAGCACCGTGAAGGCAAAGGTCGCCGTCGTGACCGTCACCTGGACAGACGAGACGGTGGACGTGGGCTACCTGCCCGCCGCCATCACCCCCGCCCTCCTGGAGGAAGTCACGGAGGCCGGGAAGGCCGACAACATGGACGTGATCGGCACCATGCTGGAGCCGGTCCTGGCCTGGTGGGACGTGCTGGACGATGACGGGAAGCGGCTCCCCACGGACGCCGCCACCATCCGGCTCATGCCGGTGGACTTCCTGAACAAGGTGATGGAGGCCACCCAGGAGTCCATGCGCCCCCCGACACCAGGGCGCTGAAACAGTGGCTGACCACGGACGGGGTGGTGGGGCAGGTGCCCCAGTGGTACCGCGTCGTCCGTGCGGCCCTGTTCCTGGGCGTGGCTCCCTGGGACC